GAGCGTAGAAAGGCAAAACAAAGTTATCAAACTGAAATAAATAGAAGCAATGCTTATTGGAACTCACTTGAACTTCAAGAACGTGAGAAGACTTTAAAAGCATTGTTAGAACTTGACACTACTTCTGAAGAAGATAGAAAAGCCTACAAGAAAGAATTAAATGACTTAGAAGTACAAACAGAAATTGATAAAAATAACAGGTTAATCCAGGCAAATAAAGATAAGAATGCTGAATTAGAAGCAGCTGAAAAGCAAAGCCAAGATAATAGAAAAGCAATTCTTTCTGAGGCCTTAAGCACTGCTAGCGATTTAATTTCTCAATATTCACAATACGCAAAAGACCAATCTGATCAGGTTAAAACTAAAGAGTTAGCTGATCTTGAAGATAAAAAAACACGTGGTTTGATGACTGATGAAGAATATCAAAAAGAAAAGACTAAGATTGAAAAAGCTGCTTTCGAACGCGAGAAGAAGTTAAAGATTAAACAAGCTTGGATGGAGTATGCTTTAGGCCTAGTAAGGATATGGGCAGCCAACTCTACACCATTACTGTGGCCTGTAGGTTTAGCAATGTCTGCTTTTCTAACTGCAACAACTGCAGCAAATGTAGCAACTATTAACTCTCAAAAATATGCTAAAAAAGGTATGTTGGTTAAAGATTTAAAAGAAGGTGTGTTATTACAAGGTCCTTCGCATGCAGGTGGGGGTATTAATATTAATGCTGAAGGTGGTGAAGCCATTATAAATAGAAAGTCTACTAGTATGTTCACACCTTTATTATCAGCAATTAACGAAGCTGGTGGTGGGGTTAAATTTGCAAATGGTGGAATACCTACATCTAGCTTAACCAACGATGGCGGTTACTCGGTAAGAGCACTTCAAAATATGATGAGTCCAGGATTGACTGAATCACAAATAAAGACAATTGTCTCCAGTATTCGAATATATACAACTGTTACAGATATTCGTAAAGCAGATAAGGACTATACAAATATAGAAAATAGCGGAAGTTTCTAATTGGTCAAAATAATGACCAACAATGTTTTAATAAAAAGTTTACTTTTACATAAATCTTTTTAAGTATGATTAATATTAATGTTTATACACCTATCGGTGACAATGAAGATAATGTCTGGGCTAGGATGTTTGGCATGGAGGATGTTGTTTTCTCAGCTGACACTGTTAGAAATATACTAAATAGTAACCCAGATGAAAAAGACTTCACACTAAACCTAGATTGTAAAGGTGGTTCTGTTTCTGAAGGTTTAAAGATTTATGATTTGCTTCGCACCAGCGGTAAGAATATCTTTACGAATATAGAAGGTGGTTGTCATTCAATGTCTGTTATTATATTATTAGCAGCTGCTGCTGAAAATAGAACAGCAAATAGAAATGCTAGATCACTAATACACCAGGTATATGCAAGTCCTGAAGGTTCGATGAATTTAGACGATGTTAATCAACTTAAAAGTCAAATAGAACTAGAGCAAAATAACATCTTAGATATTTATGCTGAGCGCACTGGAACTGATCGTACAGTTCTTGAGAACCTTATGAAAGAGGAGAAACAACGCACAGCTGATGAGCTAAAACAATACGGATTTATTTCTAAAATTAATATTTATACAAACAACCAAAATTCAGAAACAATGAGTAAGCCTACAAAAGAGGCTCTGAAAACAAGAATTAATAACTTTTTCAAAGAAGTTACTAATCTCTTGAATGAGGAACCTGAAACTGTAAACTATGACTTCAAAAATGCTGATGGTACAATACTATTTTCAACTGCAAAGGCTGATGATAGTTTAGTTGTTGGTGATGCTGCTTCCCCTGACGGAACTTTTGAAATGCCCGATGGGCGCAAAGTTACGATTTTAGATGGCGCTATATCCAATATCGCGGACCCTGCACAAGCTGAAGAACTAGTCGATGCTACAGAACATGCGAATGTCGTAGCTGAAAATGAAGCCTTGAAAGAACAACTTTCAAATGCTTCCACCTTGATTAAAGACCTTCAAAATGAGTTGGGTAGTTCCTACGTAGCTCCTACACGGAATAAACTTCCTGGAGGTATTCGTAAACCAGTTAACAGTGCTGAAGCATCTGTATCTGAATTGAAAAACGAGGCCAAAGCAAAACGCGATGCCTTTAAAGGGAGGACCAAATAATGGCTGCAGTACTTGACTTTTCGAAATTTACCTTTTCACCCGAACAGATTCGCGCGGTGAACGAACTCGTTTTTGACGAGATTCTTGAGGCCCCAGAAATTGAGCTTCTTTGTACAGTATTCCCTGGAATCGTTTCCGACAAAGAAATGGGTTTCATTGGTGAAGGTGGTCTTGTTGGTGTTGCTAACCAAGGTTGTGACCCAGTTCCACAAGACTGGAATATTGCTACCCGTAAGTTAGTATGGACCCCAACTGATTGGGAAATCTTGATTGCAGAATGTTGGAAAGACCTTAAGTCTACGGCAGCTGTATATTCTTTGAAAACCAAAGTTGACATTGCTGATTTCACAAGCACTGATTATATGAACATCGTTGTTGAAGTGTTGACAATGGCTATGAAGAAATTCATTATGCGTTTGTTCTGGTTCAATGATACCGATGCTGAAAATGTAACGGATGGTGGTATTATTACTAATGGTGTTGCCATTAAGTACTTCACTATTCTTGATGGTTTCTGGAAACAGCTGCTTACTCAAGTCACTGCAAATCCTGCACAACGTGTTACAATTGCTGAAAATGCTGGAACTACTTATGCTTTACAAGCTTTGGTTATTGCAAATATTACTGGAGTATTGCAGTCTTTGATTTATAAGGCACCTTTGCATTTGCGTAACAACCCGAGCGGTTTTATTGCTTGTACACAATCGGTATATGATGCTTATATGCAGGCTCAACAGAGTTTGAGTGGTATTAAAGAATTGTATGTCAATCTTACCAATGGTATGAAAACATTGACAGTAGGTGGTGTACCTTTGATTCCAATGCCTATTTGGGATGAGATGATTGCCCAGTTTGAAAACACCGGAGTAAAACTCAACAACCCACATCGTGCCTTGTATACTACCAAAGAAGTTCTTGGTATTGGTGTTGATGATATAGCTTCTTTTGGAACTCTTGATATTCGCTATGACAAAGAATCTCGCAAGGTTAAAATCGAAGCGATGGGTGTTGCCGACGCTAAAATCATGAATCCGGTCCGTTTTGAACTTGCTATTTAAAAACAATAATACGGTGTGGACCTTAAAATCCACACTGTATTTAAAATAAAGGAGGATAATAAATGGATTGCTCTAAAATAGCTGCAAACTTAGTTGCTGCAAATTGTGCGAAAGCCGAACTTGGTGGAACTGGTGCTTTGATCTACCTGATGAACTACGAAGATATTGACAGGGTAGCCTCTACGGTTACTGAAAATGTAATATCTGCAATTGTTATGAAGGGTGCAACTTTAGCTTATACTTTTGAGTCTCTTGAAGACTCTCATGTTGGTGAATTTGCTTTAGTAGCTGGAACCTATTACAATGAATACGACCACACTTTAAACCTTAGAGTGTTTACAAAAAGTGAGCCTGCAAAAGCTTTTATGAATAGTGCTAAAAATGCTCGCTTGGTTGCTGTAGTTCCTCATAAAGCTATTGGTACTGCTGGTGAAGTTAAGTGGGAAGCCTATGGTTGGGCTGCTGGTCTTAAAGCAACTGAAGAAACTGGTACAACTGAAATGACTGATAAAGTTGTTTACAACTTAAAACTAGCTAGCTCAGATAATGCTAAAGAACAGTCACTTCCGAAGTCAGTATTCATTACCAGTTTGACTTTAACTGAAACAATGCTCTCAACTCTATTAACATAAAATGTTAACAAGATTACTTGACTTTCAAAAGAAACGCGGACAGTTCCAGAGTGGTGGAGATTTGTTCGCGTATCTTGCGAAAGACCCTGCAATGATGCGGGAGATAGAAACACTCGGTAAAAGGTTCCTAGGTAAAATGACCTACGGGTGTAGTAATTGTTATTTTGACACATACATTCAACTCATGTTATTAAACCCAGATAAAGCCATGGCTAAATTAAATTCCGAGTACGAACTCCGCGCAGGTGTTCTACTTCAAGGTGATTCCGTTGATCAGAACATGACCAACTTTAATATCACGCCGGAACTCTCATTGTATCATTTGAAACGTAACCCAAAAATCAGGAATCTTTTCCGTAAATTACCAGCAAACATTGATGATCTTTTGGTTGAACAGAAGCCTGAAAAGGTGTCTGCTGCAAAAGCAAAAACTCTTGAAGCTGAAAGACTTGCAACTAAATTGCAGGATAAAGTTGAAACCGAGTTTGTAAACGAAATTGTTGAATCTATTAAGTTGGGTTCTGATGTTGAGTTTATCAAAGAATCTTTAAAAGAAACTAAACTTGTTGGTACTAAAGAGCTCACCGATGAACTTCTTGGAATGTTCATTGCTAAAGCTCAAGAAGTAATCATTGCTACAACAGTTTAAATGGTTTAGCGAGATGGAGAAGTGGTAACTCGTTTGGCTCATAACCAAAAGATCGGCAGTTCGAGTCTGCCTCTCGCAACAAAATAACACTACATATTATGCAAGTAACAGTTTTAAAAAAAGATAGGCGCTATGATACTAAGAATGATACATTCTTAGGAATCCAAACTTATGGAGAAAGTAATGACTATCCTCAGCAAGTTATGCAAATAGTTGACGCCTCCAGTACTGGTAAAACTTGTGTAAGTGTTTATGCTAAATTTATAGCTGGTCGTGGTTTTATTGACACTAATTTTTTTGGTTTAGTAGTTAATAGAAAAAGACAAACCAACGACTATCTATTAAGCTGCACCACTAAAGATTTAGCTGAGTTTGGTGGCTTCGCAATTCATGTGAACTATAATAGAAACTTTTTAATTAGTGAAGTGCAGTATATTCCATTTGAACAAGTGCGTTTTGGTAAATTAGACGGTCAAGGCAAATTTGATAAGGTGGCTATTCATCAAGATTGGGCAAAGCAATTTATTAAGTTACATAAGTTCTCTAAAGATGACATTACGATTATAGACTTTTATAACCCAGACCCTGAAGTTATAGCTTCTCAAGTAGAAATTGCTGGTGGTTGGGATAAGTATAAAGGTCAGGTATACTATTATTCAAATGAAGGTGAACGCGTCTATCCTACACCTCTATTAGATGTTGCTTTAACTGATATGAACTCAGAAGAAGGTGTTTCTAATGTGTCAAATAGAAACGTTAGAAATAATTTCTTAGCTGCCGGTATGTTCTTAGATTATGGTGGTGCACCTGATGAGAATGAGGAACAAGAAGATACCACTGAAGAAGATTTACTACAGTACCAAGGTGATGAGAATGCGTGCAAAATAATGTACCTTAAAATTAACGACCCTGAAAAAGAACCTAAGTTTGTTACTTTCAAGGGTACTAATTACGCATCAGAATTTGGAGCTACTGAGAAATCAGTACAAGCTAATATAGGCAAAGTATTCAATCAACCCCCAGTTTTAAGAGCTGAAAACGTTAGCGCTAACTTTGGTGCTGATGTTATTAAGAATGGTTACAACTATTATAATTCAGTTACTGAACCCGAAAGACTGTTATTGGAAAGAACTTTCACTGAAATATTCTCACATTGGTTTGAACCACTCCAAGTAAGTTATCAAATTAATCCACTATCGTATGAAGTGGAAATGACGTTCGCTGAACGCATAGGTACTGAAGGTGTTACTCAATTAATAGCAATACTTGAAAGTACGGCGTTAACTCCGAATAATAAGAGACAAATAATAAGAACACTATTCGCTCCAACACCTGAGGAGCTGGACGGTCTTGCACCCGCAACAATATAAACGCTATGATTATAACTACAGATCATATTAGACTGACTCACTCAATAGCCTTGAGTATAGATTCTTCTGTTAGAGTTGATAACTTCATACAAGAAGCCGAAGACTTATGGGTGCGTCCAGCTTTTGGACCTGAAATGTATTATACTATTGAGCAATCTGTTTTAACAGATAACACACAACATCCTATAACGGATAATCTTGGTAATCTTATTTTGTATCAGCATCTTGGTGACTATTCTCTACTATTGCTTGGTGGTTATTATGACACTAATAAAAAACATTGTGTCGGTTTAGTACAAGCTGTAGCGTATTTAGCATACTCTAGACTTATACTTCAGAATAATATAAATGTTACCTCTTTTGGCACTGTACAAAAAACTAGTGCAATGTCTGAACCTGTTGATTTAGCTTCTATTGCTAGAGTATCTAGGGAGACTGAAAAAATAGGTTTATCTTATTTAAAACAATGTTCTGATTACTTGGAGTTCACCAAGAAGCAAATTGGAACAGGTACTAGCATAAAAAAACGATTTAGAGTTATTGGTAATTAAAACATAAAGCTATGCAATTTTGGAACGAAATGGATGAAATAATTCCAGCAGATGATAATATAATATTGCTAGGTAATCCACTAACTGGAAAACCAGGTAAGACAACTTTTAAAAAGTTAAAAGCTTTTGTGGGTGATTCCTTAAAAGGCGTTGCTACTATTACCGGAACACCTACTATTATTACAGGTGCTCCCGCGTCGTTTATAGCCACTGAGATAGGTACTTATCCAAACTATGGAGGGTTAACTGTTGCAACTAATCAATTCGCTATATTTTATTGGTCTGGAACTGCTTGGTCTAAATCACTGGTTACTATAGATATTACTAGTAAAGCAGATGTTTCAGCTTTAGCTGCTGAAGCTTCTGCTAGAAGTGGTGCCGACGCTTTAAAAGCTCCATCAGCAAACCCTGTATTCACGGGTACTGTTATCGTTCCTACAGCTAGTAATATTGGTGCTGCTGTAAACCTAGCCCAATTAAATAGTGAAGCTTCTGCAAGAAGTGGTGCCGACGCTTTAAAAGCTCCATTAGAAAGTCCTGTATTCACGGGTACTGTTATCGTTCCTACAGCTAGTAATATTGGTGCTGCTGTAAACCTAGCCCAATTAAATAGTGAAGCTTCTGCAAGAAGTGGTGCCGACGCTTTGATTATTTCAGACGAAAAATCCATGTTCCCATCAATCGCCCACTATAAAAGAGTATTGGCAGATTCAGGAACGGTGCTTGACAAAACATTGCTGCATAGAGTTTATACCGATTATCTTAAACAGCTACCCGAAACAAAACTGCTCTTTATGCCCGAAGTTGGCGTAAAAGAGCGTACGGTTGGCCTGAACAAATACGGCATCAAAATGTACGGCCTTGATACTGCCAATACGGACGCTGTACAGTTAACAGATGCAACTCAGCCTTATATGACTGTGAATGCAGCACCGAATAGCCGCAAGGGGCTAAAATACGTACAAGGTCAGACGCAAACTGGATTGGTTGATTTTAGGGATGTTAGTTTTGCGGCTGAGGATTCGTGGACGTTAACTGTAGTAATCAAAATAGGGAGCAAGCAAACAAATACGATGATTCAAATTGGAGCAGGTTTATATATTTATCCTCAACCAACTGGATTTTCGATTGGCTCTGGAGATGGTATAATATTGGCATGCCCATACAATA